AACTGTTGACACTGGTGTAGCGCACTTAGCAGGAGCACTTGGGGTAAGGACATTGAACTTGGTTGGCTCTGCATCAAAGACAGGATGGTTTTACCTGCCTACTGATACAGACAAGACTACATGGTACGACTCAGTGGAACTTATACGTTATGAACCTTATACTAACTGGGAGGCAGGGCTTGATGAAGCACTGAAAAGATTATGTCGTTGACGATTAGAGATATAATGGAACGAATGAAGAAGTTAGACGAAATTACAATCTTGGAAGTGCTAGATATTTCTTCAGAAGAACTAATAGAGAAGTTTGCAGATAAGATAGAAGATAAATTTGATGAATTGGAGATAGACTTAGATGACACCCTATAGCACCTTTATTGCCAAGAGCCGGTACAGCCGGTTCATCCCTGATCAAAACCGCCGAGAGCACTGGGGCGAGTCAGTAGACCGTTACTTTGCTTTCATGTTTGACCACCTAGACAAGAACTACAAGTGGAGTCCTAACAATGACCTACGCCTAGAGCTTATCAGTGCAGTCAAGAACCTGGAAGTGATGCCTTCTATGAGGGCTATCATGACCGCAGGTAAGGCCCTTGACCGGGACAACACCGCTGGTTACAACTGTTCTTATCTGCCCGTTGATGACCCTAAAGCCTTCGATGAGGCTATGTACATCCTACTCTGTGGCACAGGTGTAGGCTTTTCTGTGGAGCACAAATATGTCGATCAGTTACCTGAAGTGCCAGATCAGTTGTTTGATTCTCAAACTACTATTTCGGTTGCAGACTCTAAGGAAGGGTGGGCTAAGGCATTACGCCAACTCATCGCTTTACTATACTCTGGGGAAGTGGCAAGATACGACCTTAGCAGAATTAGACCTGCTGGAGCCAGGCTCAAAACTTTTGGAGGACGTGCCTCTGGTCCCGGACCTTTGGACGAACTTTTTAAGTTCACTATTGCCAAATTTAGAGGAGCAGTTGGTAGAAAACTTACATCAATCGAGTGTCATGATATTCTCTGTAAAATCGGGGAAGTTGTTGTTGTCGGTGGGGTACGGCGAAGTGCAATGATTTCTCTGTCGGACCTTGAGGATGACCGTATGCGGTCTTGTAAATCTGGAAACTGGTGGGAACAAAATGGACATAGGGCACTCGCTAACAACTCAGCAACTTATAACTCTAAACCAGACATTGGACAGTTTCTCCAAGAATGGACTAGCCTCTACAACAGCCACTCTGGAGAACGGGGAATCTTCTCAAGAGAAGCAAGTAAAAGCCAAGCTGCAAAGAACGGCAGACGTGATTCTAGTTTTGACTTCGGAACAAACCCCTGCTCAGAAATCATCCTGCGCCCCTACCAGTTCTGTAATCTCACGGAAGTGGTTGTACGGGCAGAAGACACTGTAGAGTCTCTTGCTAACAAGATCAGGATAGCAACGATTCTGGGCACATTCCAGTCTACGATGACGCACTTCCCTTACCTGCGTAAGGTATGGCAGAAGAACACCGAAGAAGAGCGTCTCTTAGGTGTATCGTTGACGGGTATCTTAGATAACAAATGGATGGGAGAGGTAAGTGACAGCACTGCGAAGGCTCTTGAACAACTACGGAAAGTCGCCGTTGATACCAACTCTGACCTTGCAACATTGTTGGGAATTCCTAAGTCTGCTGCGATTACTTGTGTCAAACCTAGCGGCACTGTGTCTCAACTTGTTGATAGCGCCTCTGGTATTCATGCTAGACATAGCCAGTATTATATTCGCCGTGTTCGTGGAGATAAGAAAGACCCTCTCTCGGCGTTTCTGACTTCTGCTGGTATTCCTGCCGAAGATTGCGTAATGCGACCAGACAGCACAGTAGTCTTCTCATTTCCGATGAAGGCTCCCGAAGGAGCACGGTTGCGTGATGATCTAACAGCAATTGAGCACCTCGATGTCTGGATGATGTATCAGCGGCACTGGTGTGAGCATAAGCCGTCTGTGACCATCTCAGTCAAAGAAGACGAATGGATGGACGTAGGGGCTTGGGTGTTTAGGAACTTTGATGAAATCTCTGGTGTGTCCTTCCTGCCCTGGGCTGGTGGCACATACCGACAGGCTCCTTATGAGGAGTGCAATAAAGAGCAGTACGAAGAGATGCTCTCTAAGATGCCTAAAGATATTAAATGGGACGACTTAGTCGAAGTAGAAGACAATGTCGAAGGTGCACAAACATTAGCCTGCGTTGCCGGGCACTGCGAGATCTGACATGACAGTATTACTGCACATCATTGGTGGTTGTATGTTGGGGTTTGAATACGTTGATGACTTTGAAGAGGAACACTGTGTCGTCATTGACCTGTTCATCCTCAGAATAATGGTTTTTTGGTAGTCTAGGGTGTAGTACTTAACGGGCCTCTTCGGAGGCTCTTTTTTTATTCTTTCTCGTACATCTCTCTTTCGTGCTTACGGCGTTTGACAAGGCCGGGGAGTTCCCTACCACCAGCCTTTGTCCATGCCATAAAAGCCTCCGCAGCGCCTTCAAAGTCGCCACGGTTATGCTTCATGCGGATTGTTGACCTTTGTAGATTGCCGAGTCCAACATTGAAGCTAAAGCTGACCAATGCGTCAAAGCGGCCTTGGGTAAGTCCTTGAGGGCATAGTCTAAGTACGCCTCGTTCAAAGATAGACAAGTCTGCTGCCAAGATTGCATTGACTTCGTCCATTGTGAGAGTTCGATCCCACCCATCAGGGATTGCAAGTCCTTTACGTTCATCTAATTTTACCTTTATATGATTAGGGTCAATAACATGACCAACGCCAACAGTCCACAATATAGCCGGACAGCGGTAGGGACGAAGTCTAACTCCTTCATCCTTTTTGATGCCCTCTATACACTCTTTTGATACATTCACTTCTTGCCCCACTGACGAGAACCAAACCAGAAAGCAATGATTCCTGACAGCAAAGCCATCTCATCTTCAGAGAAGATAACATCCGTAGCTGCGATAAACTGCTCTACGTTCATACTGCCTAACCCGCCCTGTAGCAGGAAGTAGGTTAGACCAATATTGATTAAAACCAGTTCTAGCACAAAGATAAAGGTCACAGCAGGCCTTACGATGCCATTCAGATTAACAACCCACTTAGAGGCGTTGTTCATAATAGCCTTGTCGTGCTCTAAAGCGGCTCCCTGGCGGTCTGCATCGGTTTGGAGGGCAATCTGGTCTGTCCTGATCTCTTCGACCTTCTGTTGGGCTAAAAAGCCCCTTTCTGCTAGTGCCAGTTCACGCTCAGTCTGCATCTGGGCTAGTTTAAGTTCCTGTGCCTTATCTGCCTTGTCTTGGAAGAAGTTTAGTACCTGTGGCAGTCCAGAGGCAAAGAAGCCGATAGCGGAGGATATAAGCGATAGCATAGGGTTCCTTAAGGTTTATAACCAACTACATAGGCAAAGCTAACTAGCACCAAAGCAGCTAAGAAGCAATACAGCTTCAGTTCAGCTAGCTTCTTTAGGTCTCTGCCGTACTCGTCAGTTAGGTTTTTATTGTCTTTTAGTATGCGCTCTTTAATGACTTCTATCTCAGCCCAGGCAGCATGACCGTGCTTCTCGATGATGTCTCTTTTGAGTTCTTCTTCTATCTTTTTAATTTCGTAGACTCCACGCCATTCCTCAACGGCAGAGAACACAGAGGTATCTTTGGGCCTGTTTAGCTGCTTCTTGCGGAAGGCGGCTCTGGCCTGCACATCAGCCTTGCCAAGGTCTTGAATGTCCTTGGTGACTGACTCCAGTTCCTTACCTACCGCCAATGCCTCTTTGATGCCAGCGACAGCAGCCTTGGCAACTTGAGTGACTGGTTCGCTCATAGTTACTCCGGCAGTCTATCTGCTCGGTTGTAACCAAATAAAGTCTGTGGTGCTCCAATACCGCCTATTTCAGCAGATTGTTTTTGCACTAAGTCTCCGAACTGTTTAACAATTTCTGGCCTTGATCTAAGAAGTAAGTCGCTTACCTGTAATCCTAACGGAGAGTACAACCCCGATATTCCCAACGCCGTAGGCACACCAATAGCCGGATTAGATAAAACAGTTATACCGCCTCCAACCTGCGCTGCTAAACGGCCTTCCAAAGTAGACTTTGCATCTTCTCCAAGAATCTTTAAAGCAGCGTCTGCATCAATTTGACCCCTTGCTCTGCCTTCTGCAAACCTTGCCTTTTTACGGCTTAGGTCTGCTTGCCTCACAGCTACTTGATATTGTTTTGGAGAAAACACCCCATTTTCTGCCCCAGAGTTTGCAGCAGCAATTTTCATAATTGCCAAATCGCCAAAGGCACTATCAACTCTACGAAGTTCAGGTGTAAGTTTTGGATTCTGGTAGCCAATTTCTTTTTTAAATACACCAAGAACACCCTGTAGCGCCTCTCCAATTTGCCTATCGCTAGCAGACGCACTATTAAGATAATTAAGAGCCTCTTTTCGTAAATCAGATTCTATTACTTTAATATTGTCTCCTGTTATCTTACTATTAGCAGGAAATTTACTTAACATAATATTGTTTACAACCTCTTGCACAGTTTCTCTCTGTCCTGGAGATGGTAAATTGGATTTACTGAGTGATCCAAGAATGTCGCTAGTGGTCTTAAAATCTAACTTAAATGACATCTTAGCCAAAACATCATCATACTTCTTAGATACTTCATCGGTGGCAAAAGCAACAGCATCTCGACCAACGACATCATCTGGTAGGCTTGTTCCAACCTTATTTAATGCCTTGTTAATAACGCCTTTGTTGAAATTAAAAATTGTCTTTTGCCGTGCGTTTTCAATCTGACTACCAACTAAAGGAAGGTTCTGTGCAAATTCTTCAGCGGACTTAAAACGACCACCTAATACCTGTCCTGGCGTAGGCACAATACCTAAGTCACGCATTGTCTGCTCTGCTTTAGATACCAAAGGTTTTGCCACCCTTCCAACACCGGCAGCGACCTTTTCACCAACAGCGCCACTAACAGCGCCTAGACCAATTTGAGATGCTTTTTCACCGGCAAACTCTTCTCCAACTACTGGTTGTAATGCCCCAGTAGCTGCTCCAGCGGATGCGCCAGCCCCTACTTTAGTAAGCCCAGCGGCTCTTCCTGCCTGTGCGGCTCTTACACCAACTGCAATATTTGCAGGATTTACAATATTTCCGCCTAAACGACCGATGTCAAAGCCTGTTTCCCCTTGCGCTGCTCTTTGTTGTTGATAAGCGGCTTCTTCTGCTCTAACCATCTCATCAACTCGTTGCGCTTCAGAACCAAAAAAACGACTTACTGGGTTTGGTGCTAATCCACCAAGAGAAGTAACCTGCTCTAATCCTCTAGGCAATAGTTGAGCGCCGGCACTAATAGGATCTTTAATTCCCATTAGAAACCCGCTAGATGGTGCAGCAACACTAGTCTGCTCTTTAGTAACGCCTAAGGAATTTGCTATTTCCTCTATTTGAGAGTCACTAAGCTGCGCTTCTGTTTGAATCTTTTTTCCACCAATTACATAGGTAGGCATAATTAATCCTCAATAATTTGGTAACTAATTCCGCTTTTAGTAGTTCTTTGTGTTGTTTTCGGTGTTTTCGGAACTTTAACTTCCCCAAGCGGAAGTGGTTTTCCTTTTTCAATTGCTTGTGACTGCAATTTAAGTCTTTCAATTCCTTGGTTTATTTTCTTTTCAGCAGAGTTTAAAATATTTCTAAGAGTTTCTGGTTCTAAGTCAATTCTACCGCCCTGTACATCACGAAGATATTTTAATTCTTCTACAGAGTCGTTACCCCCAAACTCTTGCAATCTTGGAATAACTGTATTTCCAATTTCACTTAAGAAAGTCTCAGTGTTAATAACTTTCTTGCGGTCCCCAATTAAACCACCAGAATATTTAGCTGCTCCTTGAGCAAGCGGGGCATATGGCCCAGCATAGATGCCTTTGTCTAGTAAAGCTCTAGCACTCTTTAGGCTTGTAATTGCTGAATACTTATTATCAATTGTTGCTTGTGCTTCTCCAACTATTTTTCCAGCAGCAACATCAGCAGATTTATCACCAACATTAATAGTTGTTCCTGCACTTGCAAGTTTTAATACTTCTCTTGCAACATTTAATTTTGCTATCTCTTCTTTTGTCAACGTTGCTGGGTCTTTTACTGCTAATTCAAACATAGTTTGTCTAGCAAAATCTAATGAGTTCTCTGCGGTTTTCTTTCCTGGAATATTAACAACTTCTGTTAACTGTCCTCCTGGGCCTTTTTTGAATATTGTCTCTCCGGGCTTTCCAGTAACAAACTCATCTTTTGTAGTCAAACTTTTAGCAGTGGCTAGTGCTTTGATACCAGCATCTGGAGCACCAGCAGCAAACAAATCAGAGGCAATTTTCTGTAGTACAGTAGGGTCTCCTAAGTTTTGTCCTTGATAAGACTGAATAACACTTTGAATTGTTTGTGCCTGCTGTAGTTGTGGGTTCTGTACTTCTGGAAATAGGCTTCTAGTGATTGCTCTAGAACCAAGATCACCAAACTTAAGGCCAGCCTGATACAACGGAGCAAACACACCAAACTCACGCCCTTGTTGAGCAATCTGCTGATTACGCAGCATATCCATCTGCTCTTGCTCTTTTACCTGAGCAGCAATCAGTTCTTGCGGAGTTGGTCCAAATAATGAAGTAATAGCCATTTTTATTCCTTAATTAACCGTAAACGCCGGGAGCAGTGAAGTTAACACCTGCATTTGCTGAATAAGGGTCATTAAACCCTGAAGGAACAGGAGAGTAACCGGCCCTTGTATATGGGTTGTATAACTGATTAAACATTTGCTGTTGCTGCTGATTACGAAGATACTGCTGACCAAAACCAGAAATATTCTGAGCCATTAATGACGGGCCAACTAAAGAACCTTGTAGCTGAGTCTGTGCTGCTCCTAAACCACCTGTCAACAGAGACTGACCAACATTAGCCCCAGCAGTAGCGGTCCTGCCGCCCAACTGAGCACCGATGTCCAAAGGCTGAAGTGCGGCCTGTTCAAGCAACTGCTGAGTACCAAACTGTTGTTGGAACGGAGCCAATGACTGTGTTTGTAAGCCAATACCAGTACCAAACAAGCCAGCACCAAACCCAATTCTTTGTTGCGCTGCTTGCTCTGCCTGTGCAGCCAATTGCAGGTCCTGTGTGCGGCGTGCATTAGCCAATGCAGCCA